GGTACACAGGTTGCTGCTGTGTTCTGAGGTGGCTGGCTCGTGTTAGTGCACGAGTCAGCCGCCTCTTCTTTTGTTACAAATTAATACTATCTGCCCAGATCAGGCGTTAGCCGCCACCAGCATCAGCCAGTGGCGGCATGACAATTACTTACCCTCGGGGCGCTTGTCCAAGCCCTGCGCAGCCAGCACTTCGGCCACGTCGTCGATGTGCAGGCAGTCACACATGCAGGCGTAGTCGTTCGGTGCCTGAATCACCGCAATGTTGCCGTTGCAGAAGTCGTTGCCGGAGATCGCGCTGTGCAGCACGCCAAAGGCAACAACTTTCCCGCCTTCCAGTTTTACGATCTTGTCACCATTCTTTGCCTCGCGGCCATTTCTGTAGTGCATGTCATTTCCTTTTCAAAGTGCTGCGCTTTGTAGTAGGTAGGCAGCTAACCAATCGTTTAAAGCGCGACGCCTACTTGGCCGGCTCAGATTGCGCGAGCAGTACATTCTTTTGTGAAGATCCGTGAGTCGTGCCGTACCAATACGCCAGCACCATCATCGCGACGGCATCCATCAGCCCCAGCACGCGCCCAACGATGATCTCGGGCAGGGTGGATGGGTATCCCCAGAACAGCACGATGATCTCGGTTCCCAGGCTCAGCGTCAGCAGCACCAGCGACAGCCAAAATAGCAGCTTCTGCGTGCCTCCTTCAACATTCGCCTTCCGTGCGCTGTCTCGATCTTTGAAGGCGAGATCGGCATACTTGAATCCACGCTCCTGTTCTTCGTTTTGATATTGAAGCTCCAGTTTTTTGAGTTCGGATAATTGATCCGGAGTGAGTTTCCCTGATGTGATGAGCGATGCCACCGTTTCGGTTGTTGATTTGTCGAGCCCCAGCACTTTACCGATCGCTCCGACAGCGACACCGGCAAGCGGTCCGCCCAGTGCGGTTGCCACGGTCGGCGCAATGCTCATCAATGTGTCTTTCCAGTTTGCCATGATGCCTCCTGATGCGATTAGATTATTGTGGCAGCACCACGCCATTGCGCGGATAGCAATACACCTTGCGCTCCCAACGGTCCTTGTTGTCCGGATCACTTGTGCGCTTGATGCTGACCGGCAGCCATTGCAGGTTGCTGACGGCGTCGCGGCCGCCGCACGCCCTGGGCACGACGTGATCGATGTTCCAGTTCGGGCACGGGCCGGTATAGGTGAGGGTCGAGGGGCACGGGTGGATCCTGCGAAAGGCGTGCAGCACGGCGGAGCTGCGGCTGGTGGTGTCGGCGGCGCCGGTGCGGGTCTCGATCAGGTCGCCGGGCAGCACTTCGGCGTGCGCGGGGTTGTATAACGGGGCGAAACCAGCCATGTAGATGATGGCGACGATGGCTGCGGCGGTGAGAAATTCTTTCATGTCACTCCTTTCGCGAGCGAGCTCGCTACTACAAAAAACAAATCCCCCTCAGTCCCCACTTTTTCAAAGGGGGAGGAATTACGAAATGCGTTCGAATCGCAGGTCGTTCGGTTGGTTGGGCGGCGGCGTATCGATGAATACTTCGCGTGCGGCATTGTAGAGCTTGAGCCGGTCTTCGTAGCCGTTCAGCCCGCCGTTGATGCACAGCGTCACCGTTTCGAAATCGCCAATGTCGGCCAGATCGTTGAGGTTGACCCCGCTGCCCATGCCGTGCGCGACCAGCGCCTTGATCGCGCGCTTACCGAGGTTCAGGCCGGCACCTTCGCGCCAGAACCAGGCGGCCGACAGCGCGGCGTAATCGTTGCGCTCCAGCAGATGCGGCTGCGCGACGAAGTCGATGCCGAGCGCGTCGCTCAGATACTGGTAATTCTTGCGCCCGGTGATCTGCATCAGGCCGCGCCCCATGTAGCGCGCGCCGTCGCCGGGCTCGGTGTTACCCAGATCCGCCCGGCCTTCATAGCCCGTCTGTGCCGGATTCCTGGCAGGGTTCCACACTTCCCTGACATAGGCCAGCCGTCCCGATTCGTGCCCCACCTGCGCGATAAACATCGCCGCGCGAATCGCGGTGGTGATGTCAAAGCGTAGCATCGATGCGTCGAGGTGCGGCTGCCAGATGGTCGCCCGCGCCGTGGTAATGCCGTAGATCTTGATCAGGTGCGAGGCGGTGAGGGAGATCATTTATCCCCCGCGCCGAACAAGCGCTTCTCGGCCCAGCGCTCGAACTGGAACAGCGCGCGACTGCCCATGTGCCCGGTGATGCCCACCAGCGCGGCGGTCATCAGTTGCGGGAAATTGCCCAGCTCGCATAGCCAGAAGGTGATCATGCCGACGAATGCCGAGGTGGCGATCTCGCCGACGAACTCGACCACATTGAACGGCCTGAGTATGCCCGCCTGCATCTTGCGATGGAAGCCGACGATCCCGCCCCATGAGCTGATCGCCAGCACCCACAGGTAAGTGATCCATGAATAATTGCTCGGGTCTTTTTCGGGCATCGTGCCGCTCCTTTTATTTACAATGTGTCCCGCTCGGGTCGAACTGATCGCGCAATATCACGATGCTCGCCTCAAAATCCTTCAGCTTGCGATAACCGATATTGGCCGCGTAAAGTTGCGGCTCGGTGTAGCCCTGCGCGGCAGCTTGCGCCACCAACCGCGCAAGCGTTCATGCCTGCGGTGCAGAATCTGGTGGGCAAAGTTGTGCGCTCGCCGGAATTTTCCGCATTGGTTTCGCAGTAGCATAATTGCGATTAGTCGCTCGGTGAGTTGCTTGCAGTATCCAGCGTTCCGGTGATGCTGAAGTTCCCACCTGTGCCGCGATTGGTGGCGGTTCTTCTTACTCCAATTTATACCTGACTTGAAACCCGGCAAATCCATTAACCCGTTTGTGCATCACATGCGCGTCCGGCACGGCGATGATGTTCACACCGAACCTTTCGAATTGAAGCGAAGCAATCAGCCCAAGCGCAGGCGCAACAGGGACTTCGTAGCCGGTGATTGCGCCGCCCACGATGCCAATGCTGGCCTGGCCGATGTGGAGCGGCGTATAGCCTGCCAGCGCATAGACCGAGGTGCGGCGGATGCTGTTGCGATACACGCCGGCCATTTGCCGCCAGTTGCCCGTGTCGCGCTCGATGCCGATGCCTGGGTTGGACTCGCTGAGATTCTGTCGTGCGACCTCGCTGCGCTGGAAGTGATACGACGCGAGGTTGATATCGAGATAGGTTGCCTCGCCCGCGAGGGCTGGCGATGTCAGCAGCAAAAAAAGGATGATGGCGATGTGGCTCATAATTTTTCGATTGGGGTGAATGTGAATTTAAGTAGATGGTGATACACGCCAAGAAAATTCCGATGTGCTCAATGCTTTTTGTCCGCTCGCTGTCCAAGCCCCCCCCGCTGGCCCCTTTTCTATGACCATTTGGGTTCCATTGATGGTTGCGAGGCCATATCCATATACTCCATTGTCTACCACAGTCACTACTGGAAATGCACGCACCCCAGTTTCGGGGGTGCCTAATGACAAAGTAATGCACTGATAAGGAATATTATTTATAATAAATGAGGTTGCGTTAGATGTGCCGTTGATATTATTCAGTCCACCAGTGCTGATAGTAGCAATCCCATTTCGTACCGAATATCGAATGGTAGGGGTCAATCCAACAGTGAATCCTGCAACGCTAACGACTGCCGTGCCTGCTACCGAATAAGTCATCCTGAATTGCGTCGGCGTTATCGCTACTACATCAACAAGCGCACCGGCAGCAAGGGTAATTGTTTTATTACTTGGGATTCCTTCAATGAGCAGGTTGGTTCCGGCGGTGAATAGGCAATCACCAGCGCAAATCAGTTTGCGCTGCGCGCCCGCAAACGGCGCGGCGGCGAATCCGGTTGCGGTTGCGGTGCCGGTGTAATCAATGGTGCCGTGGTTTTCGCCCACCCAGATATTAGGTGTGGTTGCAGAGGCAACAGTCACCTTACCGCCACCCGTGGCACGTTCATATCCAATAATCATCCACCCGTCGAACGTCCCGCTGGTAGTACATTTCGGAATAGCAAAACAGGTATCCCCTGCCTCGGTAATAAGGTTGACTCCGCCCGGACAGATCAGCGTGGTGGCGTGGTGCGTGATGGTCAGCGCGCCGCCGAAGCGCAGCACGATCGGGCCGTGGTAGGTGGTGCCGAACGAGGTGATGCCGGTGGTGCCGGTGATGCGCAGCTTGCGCGCGGCCTGCCCGCCGATGTTGGTGGTGGCGGCCGAGGCCAGGTCGAGCTCGGCGGCCTGGGACATCTCGTTGATCACGTCCCACATCGCGGCCAGCGCGGCCTTGGCGACGGCGTTGGAGGGGTTGGGGTAGGTGTCGGAGACACCGGTGCGTGCGGCGAGTTGGGTCATGTCAATATCCTTTCAGGGTGATGTCGGCCGTCGATCCGCTGACGGCGGTGTGTGCTGCGTTGTACGCCTTGATGCTGGGCGCGAGCGGGCTGGTCTTGTCGATCTCCACGGTCTCCGCGCCGCTGCCGTTGGCCTGCAGCGTGGCCTGCACGGTCTTGATCGAGGTGAACGGCCTGGTGTAGGCGATGGTGGTGCCGCCGCTGCCGATGGCCACGTCGGCCAGTTCTTCGACCATGTCCGGCGCGTCGATGGTCAGCAGCATCGCCGTGATCTTGCCCTGCGTGGCCCCCGCGCCGATGCCGGCGCGGAAGTTGTAAACGTCGTTCGCGGCGATCACCTGCCCCGGCCACGGCATCCATGCGCCGGGCACGCCGTAGAACGGATCGGCATCGGCGCCGTAGAACGATTCGCCGTCGGCGCCGTAGAACGGGGCTGGATCTGCCTGGCGATATTCGACGATCAGGTCGGCGCCCTGGGTGGTGAGCGCCAGTGTCATCAGCGACCCGGCCAGCGCGCTATTGATCGCGACATCCTCGGTGACATAGCTCATCGCGCCGAACGCGGACGGCTCATAGAACGAGTCGGCATCCGCGCCGTAGAACGATTGCTCATCGGTGCCATAAAACGAATCCAGCGAGTCGGCCACCACATCGCCGCCGGACACCGTGCAGCCGGTGAGTGTGCCCAGGTAGGCCGGATCGAAGTCGAAGGTCTCGATGATGTTGGCGATCGCAGCATCGCCCAGGTCGGCGAAGATGTTGGCCGTGGCCTGCGACTCGTTGCCGGAGGTATCCAGCGCCTTGCCCATGATGGTCACCACGCCGCTGGGTCGCACCACCAGATCGAACGGCGATTCGGTGATGATGCCGCCGTGCAGCGGCACCGCCGAGCCCCAGTCGAGGTTGTTGCCGTAATGAAAGCGGAATATGTATCCGGCCAGATCCAGCGCGTCCGCAGAGGTCCAGTTCAGCACCGTCCCGGCGATGGTGAACCCGGTCAGGTCGGGCGGCGGCTCGGTCTTGCCGATCACCTGGTGCGCCCCGGCGTAGATCCAGTCCGCCTTGACGCCCAGCGTAGTATTCACCGGGCGCGCCCGCACCGTGTAGAACGCGCCATCCTCCACCGGCGAGAGATAGGCCTGCGTCTCTGCGCCGGACACGGTGAACTTGTTCCACACGTCCGAGCCGATCATCTGCCACTCGATCTCGATCAGGCCGTTGGCGGCCACATAAGCATTTTCGGTCTGCGGCCAGGATGCCAGGATGCGCGACACGATGGAGCCGTCCGCCAGCATCAGCAGCGCGCCGGTGCCGGAGGCGCACACCAGTTGATTCAACTTGCCGAGCGCGAACGGGTCTGGCAGACCGGTGTTCGGCGTGCTGTCCGCCGTGACCGCATCGGCCTCGTCCCAGATCGAGGCGGCGTCTTCCTTGAGGGTGAGTTCGACCATTTGCTCTGGGCCGAAGCGTTTATCGGTGACGCGGAACACCTTGGCGCTCCAGCCGAACACCGCGCTGGTCAGCGTGACACGGTTGAACGGCTTGAGCGCCCAGGTCTTCAGCGAGAACGCCGCCTTGACCGTAAGGCCGTTGCGCTGGTCCTCGCAGAAGATGCGCGCCAGGTTGTGGATGTGCTGCACATCGTCGGTGAACGGAAACTCGATGTTGGTCCACAGCTCGCTGCCGTCGGCGGTGACATAGGCGGCGTTCTGGAACGGCTTGAAATCGGTCGCGACATATTGGTTCTCGGGCCCGATATACTGGCCGCGCACGCCGTTGTAGAGGTCGGCCGCCGGCGTGCCACGGATGATCGTCAGCGCGCCGACGATATCGCTCTGCTCCAGCGCCATCACCGGTGCGACATACTTGCCCGCGCTGCATCCCCAGGTGGTGGCGACGATGCTGCCCGCCATGCACTGCGCCAGCGTCTCCAGCACCCGGCGCGGGTCCTGGTCGGCATTCACCGTGCCGTTGCAGACGTAGCGTTTAACGCCGCCGCCGATGTCCTCGTCGCACACGTTGGCTGCGGCGATGTAGTCGGCCGCTGGCAGGTCGGCGGCGTCCACGCCGCAGATGTCGCCGGTCAGGTAATCGTAGGTCGCCAGCGCCGGATTTGAGCTCCATGCGGTGGTGGTATCCCGCAGGTCGTAGAGCTTCTTGCCGCGCGCCAGCACCTCGATGGACGGCAACCCGCCCTGTAATTCCGGATGATTCAGATCCAGCCGCACCACGGTATATAAATAGCCGCGCAGCACCGAGGTGGCGAACCACTTGGCCGGCACGGCAGCCATCAGCCCGGCGTCGGCGGCATCGCTCGGCGCGCCGAGGTGCTTGGTCACGCGCACGCGCGGCAGATTGACGATGTGCTGGTACGAACAGGTCACCTGCCCGTAATCCTGCGTCAGCGTGACCGCCGCGCCGGCCAGCGTATAGGGCACGGTTTCGTAACCGTCGCCGGCGGGCTTAACGATGCTCAGCGTGCCGGGCACCGGGGTATACAGCAGGCTGAAACTGGCTCCGGTCTTGGTCTCGCTCTGCTGGTCGGTGCGCGTCGAGAAATAGTCCCCGCCGGTCACATCGCCGTTGCCGTCCAGCGTGCCCAGCGCCTTGCCGTTGATGTAGATTTCTTCGATAGCGTCGCACTCGTGCGCGGCATGCACGCACACCAGCCACTTGTATTCGTCGCGCGCGCCGCTGGCGAACATCGCCACGATATCCGACCCGACCCGCGCGCGGCCGTAGATAGTGCGGTGCGGCGCGTCGCTCGCGACGCGGGTGAGAGTACGGTCCTGCAACGCGGCGTTGCGCGCACGCCGCGCCGCGTCGCGCTGCTCGGCGGCTTTTTTGCGGGCTTGGTCCGCGCCGTAGACGCCGCCGGCCACGATCAACGCATAGCCCCACCCGGCTAAGGCTGGGGCGAAATAAATTATTGCGTACCCAACAATCTGCATCACCGTCCCCTCATCGGCGAACGCAATGGCCGGAGTCAGTAGCAGTATCAGTAGAACCAGGCGCACGTTGCCTCCAGTCTGCTCTTGAATACCAGCCCATCCTTGCCGGGGCAGCAGATGTGCGCGCCGCTGAACAGGTAGGCGATACCGCCCGCAATCGCCAGACCGCCGTCGCGCGCAAAGTTTGGGTTGATGCGTGTTAAGTTCCGGTCGAATGCCGCTTCCAGACCACCCATGTCAGCGATGGCGCGGTGCGCCTCAGCCTTGTTTGTCCAGGTCACTTTGGGCATATATTTTTTGCCGCTGGCCAGCTCCGCCCAGCGCACCGCGAACAGCACGCAATCGTTGACGCCGTATTTAAACGGCGTTTTTAGGTGCGCGGTGAGATAGTCGGCAAAGGCAACCCCTCCATATCCCCTTGTCAGGGGAGAGCCGGTTCGCTCCTCCCCTGACAAGGGGAGGCCGGGAGGGGTTTGAGTTTTTTTCATATCTGTTGGAACCGTTTCGACAGCCACACCTGCGGCTGCGCGATCAGGTCGGTGAGGTAATCGAATCCGGTGTCGGTGGGATAGCGCTGTTTCTGCTGCGCCGCGTTCAGCCGCAGCGACGGGATGCGCTTGATGCCGAAGGCGCTGGTCTCGCACTTCAGCGTGATCTGCCCCTCCTCGCCATCGACGCCAACCGACATCGTATCCATCGTGCCGCGCCAGCAGATCTCCGGCGTGTCGATCAGCACACCGTTCTCGGCCAGCGGACAGAAATACAACTTCGCGGCACGTCCCCGGTAGTTCTCCACCGTGCCCAGCGCCAGCGAGAGCAGCGAAGTTTGCGCGACATTCAGGCCGAACATCATCGCGCTGGACGCCACCCCGGCGGATTCTTCCACCGCGCTGATCTTGCCCAGCGACCCCAGCCCGATCCAGTCGTAACCGCCCCAGGCGAACGTCTGCCCAAACGAACACACGCGCAGCGTCCCGGCAGCGAATTGCAGCTCCAGGAACCACGCGGTGCGCACCACCGGTTTTTCGAGCGCGGTCTGTTGGGCGGTGGTGGTCATGCCGGTGCCGGAATATAAGTTTTCATGCGCGCCAATCCTCGATCAGGTCGAGCGAGAAGTTGGAGACGATAAAATCACCGGCAATGCCGCTCGGGGCGTAATCCCATTTCGCCGCCGAACTGGCACGGCGGAATAGTGCGCATGGTTTGTCCCAGGTCACCGCAGCAGCAATCGCATGGGTATTGCGCAACGGCGGCTCCACGGTGACGCTGATGACGCCTGATCCGTTCGAGGTGGCGTCAGCCGTGACCATCACCACCTGCTGCGTAATCCCGGAACCGAGTCCGAGCAGATCGCCCTGCACCAGGGTCTTGGCATTCTCGCCGCTGGCGATAATGGAGAGTGTCGTCGCGCCCTGCACTGCTTCGGCATTCAGCGTCATCGTGCCGCGCATGGTGCCGCGCGGCGCCGGTCGGCCAAAATCCCACAACGCGGCCTGATTGGTCTTGCCGCGCAATTGCATCAGGTAGGCTTTCCATGCGCCGCTGATGCTGTCGGCCGCAAGCGGCGCTTGCAATGTGGCCGCCCAGAGCGGGCCCGAGCCTTCGACGACTTGAGCACCGAATGGCGAACGGTATTGGATGTCATTGCGATGCTGAGCCCAGCTCGATTTCATAACAGCGAGCGCGGCAGGGAAGGTGATGACGGACATCAGAGCGCTCCCGCGCGTTGCAGTTTATCGACCAGCTCGGCGTTGCCCTGCTGCACGGCGCTCCTGATCAATTGCTGGTTGCGCGCCATGTCGGTCGTGCCGTCGATGTCGATGTTGATGACCTGATTGATCACCGCGCCACCGCTCTGCCCGGCGGCGTGGTCGATCACGGTCTCGTTGGGATGCAGGATCGCCGGGAAGCCGCCGCGGCCATCGATGCCGCCGGAGCGCGAGCCGTAGCCGGTGAACCCGCCACCGGCGTATGAGCCTCCGTAGGCAACCGCCCCGGCGTCGGTGAGCCCGGTGACCGGATCCACCATGCCGCCGTTGAAACCGAGCGCGGTGGACAGCCCTGCAAAGCCGCTGAACCCGCCGAGCAGCGATTGCGTGATGTTGGCCGCCGCGGCATCCGCCGCCATGCGCAGCAGCATCTGCTTGAACAGGTCGGCGATGTCGGTGAACTTGCCGTTCAAGTTGTCGTAGAGCACGTCGCCCAGGTTACGCTGCACGTTCTCGGTGAAGCGCTGCCAGGTCTGATCCATCTCGGTGGCGACCTTGTTGGTCTCGTCGATCTGCTTCTGCAGCATCGCGATGTTGGCCTCGCCGACCTGCTGCGACACGCCGCCCATTTCACTCATCGAAATCTGGATGTTGCGGATCTCCTGGCGGTATTTCTCGGCCGGATCGGCCAGATCATTCCAACGCTGGATCTGCTTGTATCCTTCTTCCCTGTTTTTTTCGTAAGCCTTGACCATCGCATCGGCATCTTCGGCGGGCTTCGGCGGCTTGCCATCTCCGACACCGAGACCGGAAAGCAGTGCGCGGCCCCTGACGGAATCTTTTGCTGGCGGTGCCGGTGCGGATGTGGCGCGCAACGATTCCAACTCTATTTGCAGCGCAATCATCCGGTCATTGATCGCATTACGGCCGTGCACAGAAATATTTTTGCCTTCCGATGCGACGCGTAATTCGCCGAGCTGCTTCATGATCTCCTGCTGCCGAGACAGCATATCGTCGGTGAACATCGCGTTCCAGGTTGATGCGAGACCCACCATAACTGCGTTCAGCAGCCCGCCTTCTCGCGCTGCAGCAGCCATGGCGGCGGCGATCTTCGTCAATGGCTGGAGCGAATCCTTGGCGATGGCGATACCCAATCCGGAAAACTGCGCAGAAAGTTTGGCCATGTCGTCCTTGAACTGGTCGGCCTGCCTGGCCATCTCGGTGGTGATCGGGTTGAACCGCTTGCCCTGCTCGATCCATTCACGCAGTGCGGCGCTGCCCTGGTTCATGAACGGGATCATCTCTTCGCCGTTCCTGCCCATCAGCTTGACGGCCAGCGCGGTCTTGTTCACGCCGTCCGGCATGTTGGCAAACACATCGGCGAGCTGGATCATCGCGCCGGTGGAATCTTTGGCGGTGACGCCGAAACGGGCGAATATTTCCGGCTTATCGGCCATCGAGGTGGATAGCTTCTTGGCGGCCAGTGCGACCGATTCAAGCGAGGTGCCATTCTGGTCGGCGGCGAACTTGAGTCCGGCCAGAGTCTCGACGCTGGTACCGGTCTTCTGCGCGAGATCATTCAATTGGTCGGCAGCATCGATGCTGCCCTTGATGAACGCTGCGAAGCCTGCTACAGATAGCCCTATGCCGAGTGTGCCGAGTACGCTATTCAGTCCCTGTACGCTGCGCCGTGCCGAATCGAACGCGGCGCGGGTCTGGTCTTGCGCGGTCAGGATGACGTTATATTTTTTATCAGCCATCTCGATCAATCCTTTTTGTTGAGTATCGTGACGGCTTCCAGCTCCATCACTCTCAGCCCGTTAAACACCTCGCGGCGATCGGCCGCATCGATCTGTAACATATCCTGCACCAGCGGCACGGCTTCGTATCTGAACCCGATTACCGCGCCGCGGCCGGAGACGTACCACTGTGTTGACATCGCCGCGAACATCTCGGCCGCTTGCGCATTTTCCAGCCATAATTCCTGCCGTGCCTCTTGCAGTGGCGGGATGCCAAATTTCATCCGCCCGGCGTTGGCTGCTTTATTATCGAGGTCACCCGCCAACAGGCAGCGGGTGACCTCGATCAGTTTTTTTTTCGCGCCTCGGCATAACCTTGGAAGTAGGCAAAAAAGATGCTGTGCATGGCATCGGGATATTTGGTCAACAGCAGACGCATGCTGTCCTTGCTGTATGGCAGGTCAAAGCCGTCCCAGCTCACCACCACCTCATCGAACAGATCGACGATGTTGGCCACCTTCCGGGCACGGATACATAATTTCAGGAATTCCCACTGGCGGATCAGCCAGCTTGTTTTGACCGCGGACACCATCATCAGCAAAGACATTCTGCGTTTATGGTCCAGCGTACGAAAAACGAAGGTTGTCGCAGCAGGCGCTTCGGCACCAGGAACGACGATTTTCACTTCCGCCTCGAACGTCGGATCGGCAATCAGCTTGATCATTGGTTATCCAGATTAAGCAGTCGCGCGCGTCAACGTCGGGGTCGTGCCACCCGGCTTGAGGGTGATGCTGCACGCTGCCTTGTCGCCCACTTTGCCGCCGATCGGGTTGTAGCTGGTGACGAGGCCGGTGCCGGTAAATTTCGGGTTGCTGGCGCTGACCGCACCGGCGTCCGGACGGATCTCGAAGGCGACGACGGTGCCCACCAGCGGGAACAGGATGGCGTCTGCCGCTCCGGCAGCATAGTCCTGATTCAGGTCCACCTTGAGAGACCAGTCCTTCAGCCCACCCAGGCTGGATTTGGTGTTGTCGCCAAAAGCGGTGTCATCCAGCTCGGCCGCGCTGTAGTCGATCTGCACGCTGTTGCCGCTGGATGACAACACGTTGGCGGCGATGCTGATGTAGGCGTTGATGAGTACGATATTTGCCATTTTGCTGCTCCTTTACAAGATGAGATTGTTTACAAAATTCCAACGGGGACGAGGAATTGAAACGAAGGGGTGGTACCGGTGATGGTGTAGTTGATGCGCCACCAGGTGTCAGTGATCGCACCCGCAACGGGGGCGGCCCAGACTGCATTCGCGCCGTTCTGCGAGGCGAAGGTGATGCGGTCGGTGGGCGTGCTGAATGCCTGGGCATCATCGCTCTGCACCTTGACCACCAGCGCCGGGGTAGTGCCGGAAACCAGCAGCACGTGCAGTGCCGCATACACTTGTTGCAGCGCGCTGACTGCGCCCAACTGGATCGCCGAGGTGTTGCCGCTCACGGTACGGGTGGCATTGTGCAGTGCGGTGCCGCGCACCAGCGGACTGTTCTGCGCACCGCCGCTCACCTGGAATTTCAGCAGCTGGCCGACAGCGGCGCCGGGCGCATATTTGGCCTGCATTGATTTGAAAAAATACGCCAGGTCGCCTTCGGCCAACGCCAGCGGTGAGATGGTGACCGGATTTTCGGCCAGCCCGATGTTGTTGAAAAATACCTCATCCACACCGCCGACGCCCGCCTCGAACAGACCATCGTACTGAAACTGGATGCTCTTGAGCCCGCCCACGTTGCTCTGGGTGTTTTTTCCAAAACAGGTATCGTCGAGCGCATCGACGCTGTAGTTAAGATCGAGCGCATTCATTTTTGCGCTGAAGTCGTATTTTCCGACGATCAGTTTGCAATCCTGCAACATTTGCCCGGCCATTTTTTATGCCTCCAGACTGGTCTTGGTCGTTTCGTAATCCACCACAAACTCGAGATCGGTATTCGCGACCGGCACCTGCAGCACGTCGCGGCTGCGGCTGGGG